AAGAAAGGAAGATTCTCGAGCATTAGAGTGACTCTGCCAACCATCTCTCGAGCGGTTTGGCCTTTGTTTGCTAACACTGCAATGGTTTGCTCTGGATGAAAACATGCATACCATAAAAGATATGCAACTGAAGAAATAGATTTACCAGATTGACGACAAGCTAATACTACATTAAATCTGTTAGTATTAAATTGTTCGAACATTTTTTCTTGATAAGGATATAACTTAAACGGAACTAGACCTTTATCAAGAGATATAACTTTACAATAAGTTTTAGCAAAATAGACTGGATCTTGCATGCATTTAGCATACTCTAAGACTTGCTCATTCGTCCACTCTTGAGCAACTCCATCCCTTTTTACATTAGGATTTCCAAGATAACTTTCATTAGTCGCCGTCATCCGTCGATCTTCTACTTGTAATGTCGATAACATTGTCGCCTCTATCACTTCTTACATCTTTTAACATTCTTTGTAATTCAGTTGTCGATCCTACAAATAAATTATTTGTGGTAACACCAGCTGGTAAAGCTTTTGGATCAGGTTTGTTATATTCTTTTTGCTTCTTATGTAAAGCAATAAGATCACCATTTACATCTGCCACTGATTTTAAGAGTGTCGATAAAACTTCAAACGCTCTTGGATGCTCTGAAGATCTAGCTACTTCAATCATATCATCTAAAGCATCTTGACCTTTTATAATAAGATCATGATACGTTCTTCTAGCATATTCAAAATCATTTTCAACAATTTCATTTTTTTCATCTGAATCATTCATGTTATGTCATTCTCTACATTAATACTAAATCCAAAGTCACTGTCTAAACTTACATTAGTAGGATCAGGTGTAACTGTTATTGTTCCAAACTTAGCATCTGAATCACCAAGTGAACCAGTATCTCCAGAATCTAGTAACAAGCCTGTATTTGCAATTGCTGTTCTAATTACTGACTGATCATTTAGAGGACCATAAAAATTTGTTCTCATTTCAAATTCTAATGAATATATAATTGTTCTTCTTTGTTCAACAGTACCTTCGAAATCATCGGTAAATGTTACACCTTGAATACCAATTGCAACATCTTCTAAAAAATTATCATAATCACCAAACGGTTTCATTGTAAGTGTATATTCTGGATTAAAATATGGCAACACTTGTTCTACAACTTGAAGAGCATCATCTTGTGTTTTAGCATATACGTTTAATTGAAAGCTAATTAAATATGGTGCTGGAGTAAATGTTTTAATTGCGCTTGTGTTTGAACCAGCTAATGTTTGTCTAAAGTTATTTGTTCTAGGTAAAGTTCTTTCAGCATCATATGTTAAAGATGTAATTTCAAAAGACATTCTTGGTAGCTTTAGTGCTACTTTTGTATCAGTATCCAAATCTGGATTTTCTCTAATTCTTTCTAAATATTTTTCTTTTGGTGCATAAGATAAAGGAACTTTAACTTGACTAATGACATCTCCACTGGAATTTTTTCTTAGCACATATATGTTATTAAAAAGAGTTCCAAAAATTGCAACGCTTTTTCTTATTCGTTGATGATAAAAATACGTAAACATTAGTTAGGATCTCCAAATGGATTAGTCTCAGTAAAGTCAAGAAAGTCTAGACCAATAGTATCGAAATTGTCATTTTGCTCATTACTTGCAATTTGATTATCTTCAGTTATAGCTGTTATTACGCCACTAGCATTTGAAGTTAAGCCTGTTATAACAGGTGTAGCTCCAGTCGTTGTTGCAAAACTATGATATTTACCATCATCACCACCAATATGAATTAGATGAAGCTTACTATCTGAATCGGACCACTTAGCAACTTCACCTTGCATTACAACACCAGATGATAAAGTTTGGTTTACTGTTTCGCCAACTATAAATTGCTTAGGATTTGTAGGTGCAGTGATTGTAACAGTTGGGGCTGAAAGATAGAAATCACCACTGTCAGTGATATTAATCGATGTAATCGTACCAGCTGAAGAATCAATTACTGCTTCTGCGGTTGCTAAGAAATCTGAAGGTGTACCAGTTGGCGATGAAAAAACTGCAGTTGATGATATTAATCTTTCTCCACTATCTACGATAGTAATTCCAGATAATCTGTTATTTGTAATTAAAGCCGTAATTTCTGGATCTGATGTTTTAAATCCTTCATAGTTTATTCCCGTGCCAGGATCTCTATCTGAATCAGGCATACGTGGAATAAGAACAGAAGGGCCTAAAGGATTTGAAAATCTAATAGCATCTATTTTAACTCCAGTTATTCCTGAACTATTTACAAGAGTAATTGATTCTTTTATAAAAGGTTCTCTTTGGTATGCACCTGTTGAGGTTGGTAAAAATTGACCAGCTGAATCATTAATGTAAATCGAATGCCAATCTGTAGTAGGAGGAGAGCCTGGGGTTCTTATTAATTGTACAAAATTCCATTGGCCATAATTTAAAAATTCATAAGATCTTAAACTCGTCTCTGTATTAGTTGCTGTAAAAAACCAATGTATTCTTTTTCCATCTACTCTAACTTTGTTAAAAGATCCATCTTGTTCTTCTTCATCTCCTATACCTTTAAACTTTAAAAAATCACCCTTTTGTGAATCTTGTACATAAAGCCAAAACTCTAATTTTACATTAATATCAACTTCTTCTGTTCCACCAAATGTATTTGTAAATTGCGTTAAATCAGAATCAACAATGTTGTCTTTTCCAAACTCATACGAATGATCTGGAAACTTAGCACCTGAATCTTGCAAGTTTACAACATCAAAAACATCTGTTAATTGCACTGTTGGAGCGGAAAGATAATATCCTCCACTATCAGTTATAGTAAAATTAGAAATTTTACCATCTACAATTGTAAGTGTACCACTAGCTCTTGCTGAATCTCCATATGGAGCTGTTGGAGCTGACAAGGTTATAGTAGGAACAGCAGTATATAACTTTCCAACATTTGTTAAACTTATATTTGATACACCAGCCATTAATCTATACTCGCTGTAGCTGTGGCTTGTACGCCTTGGTTAATAGTAAGAATATATTTGTAAGCGTAGTCTTTTTCAATTTCATCAATAGCATCAATACCAGTATCAAGATTTTCATCGTTATACTCAAACAACTCACAACGTAATTGATATGTAGCTAAATTGCTTAATTGATAGAAAGGTTGTTCATGCTCAACGTGCATAATTTGAAATAAAGATTGTGACATAGGAAGATAAACTAAATCGCCTTCTCTAGGTCTTATAGAATTAATATCATTGTCATAGCTTGCTACTGTTTGTGACCATCTTCTTCGAGCAACTACAAACGTAGCAGCATCTCTTATTTCAACACCAAATTTTGTAAATAAATCTCCTTCACCATCAAATCCATCTATATTAGTTGGATACATTTCAACTTTATATGCGGCACTAAATTTTGAAGGAACATCTTCGTTTAAAATTTTATCTTCATTAACAATTTCACGAGGAAGATAGTATACATCTTGCCCATACATTTTTAAAGACTCTATGACAATATCTTCATAAAGCCCTTGTTCTGATCTTACTCTTTGACTAAAGTATGGGTTAGTTGCCATGATTTACCCCACAAAGAAATCTACTGGAAGTTCTTGTTCTAAACGTACTTTTTCTTGAAGTCGTTCAATATCATTCATAGCATCTTCATATATTTGTCTACCATTTAATGTTACACCACCTGGTAGTTGCATTCCTTCAAATTTAATGAGATTTGCACCCCACTGTAATTTGATAAGAGCTGTTGTATAATCTTTCATAAACATATCATTGTAAATAGATGTGTGTGTATCTGGATCTACAATTTGTAATGTTTCTGCTACAATATAATCGCCTGCTTTAATATCTTTATCTTGAAAATCACCATGAATGTAAAGTCTATTTTGTCTTCTTGAAAAATTAACTTGTGGAGTACCATTTAGCTTCATATCTAAAAGAGACAAATATTGTTGCATATGATCATAGTATTGTAAATCTCCAGCAAAGTTCTGAAGATCGGCAATATCATTTAACATCATTTGATATTTAATATCAAAGAAATTTACAGAATTATTAAATGATGTTGAAACAGGAAATAATCTTTGAACGTATATTACATCATTTGATACAGTGATATATTCATTTGAAACATCATTGGCGGTAACTTCATGTTTCAAATATGTTTTTACTGTAGCATCTGAATGAAATTCTTGATAATATTGTAAAGCTTCATCTAATCTATCTTCTAATTGATCTGGATCGACGTTTATTTCAA